GAAAGTATCTTTACACGATACAAGAAAGAATCAGACCTTGAATTTAATCTGGACGGTTCCCTTAAAGATGGGCAATTCGTACAGATTGGTCAGATTCTACCTGCTACTACAGCAGACCTGAGAGAAGGTAAGGGTGATAAGAAAAGGGTATTCACCAAGCATGATGGGGTAAATGTCTGCTACAGAGGTGTTAATATGAAGGAGGTAAACCAAAAGTTTAATAAGTCATACGAGGTTATGGATGATGGGTACATTGAACTAGATCAACCTCAGCAAGCCAGAGTCATGGCTACTCAAATGACTACAGATAAGGTATTGGCCTATGCTGGAATCTTCAAAGCAGAGGGGGAAAGCAGAGTCTAGTGTCTCTTTTGATAGGGTCAGTCACTTGATTGACTCTATTGATAGACACACAAGAAAACCAATAACCTTTAACAGGAGACCAACATGAAACTGTACGAAACAAAGACTTGGAAACTAATTGTTAATCGCAGTCATAAGGATTGCATGGAGTACGCTTGCACTTGCAGGGAGAAGTTACCATACAGACTATGGTTAAAGAACAAACTATCACCAGTTAATAGTGTGTGGTGGGAGTTCCCTTGTGAGGTTAGTGCTATCAAAATGGCATTAGAACTAAAACCTGAAATCATCGCATACGAGACACATGATGAAAGCAGTATATTATCTGAGAACCAGTAGTGCATCCAATTTGGATGGGGATTCAGAGACAAGACAAAAGGAGGCAATATTTGCCTATGCGGAAAAAAACTCCCTAGAATTAATGGCAACTGCATCTGATCAAGCAGTATCTGGAACTGAGCCAGTTATGTTTCGTAAAGGGATACAAAAGTTAGTTGAATTCTGTGAAGCAAATGAAGTTAGTATTATCCTTTGCGAAAATGCGAGTAGATTTGCACGTGATCTGATTGTACAGGAGAGAGGATTCCAAGACCTGAAAGCAAAAAACCTACAGATTATTCCAGTTGATGCACCAGATTACTTTACAGGAGATACTCCAAGTTTGAATTTAATTAGACAAGTGCTAGGAAGTGTAAGTCAATTTGAAAAAGCTAATTTGGTACACAAACTACGTGGAGCAAGAGAACGAATTAGATTAGAGAAAGGTAAATGTGAGGGAAGACGATCCCTCAAAGAGATATACGGCACTAGGAAATACCGTAACGCATTGAATAACATTAAGAAACTTGTAGCAGAAGGGTTTACATATGCTAAGGTCGCAGGGATTTTAGCAGAACAGGGGTTTGTCCAGCCTACTAAGGGCAAGCCATTTCACAAGTCGCAGATAATGCGATTAATCCAGAAAGAGGAGGAATATGAATAATTTCATACTGCATTCTGGTGCTGAGGAGAAAACATATGACCAATTACTGTCATTGAATGCTCGCCACTATGCACCACTAAGTACGACACATAAACCAGTACCTCATTACGAGGTTGCTGATATGTTTAAAAAGTCTATTAAGAAACATAGTGATTACTCACTTGTTTGGCAGAGATATGGCGTTTCGGGTAAGAAAGGAACGGAGTTGTTTGGAGCAATGGGTCTGAGAAAAGATGGAGATTTTCGTAAGGATTACGAAATGTTTATATGTTTCAGACATTCTAATGAGATGAGGTTCTCGCTCAGAGGGGGCATTGGGGATCGTTTTTTTATATGTGACAATATGTCCATGAAAATCGAACATGAAATAGCAGGAACCAGACATACCATGAATATTGGTTCAACTGGTCAGTTAAGGATAGATGAATTGACTAAGGACATCCTCCAAATGGATGTCAGTCTCCATGAATGCAATGATCGGTACAGAAGGACGGTAATAGGTCAAAAGATTAGTGACCATCTGATCAACGAAACAGTACGACAAGGTGGCTTGCAGAAAACTAAAGCCATGGTCGTGGATGCAGAGTTTATGAACCCCTCCTATGACTATGATATGGGTGGGAACACTCTGTTAGATTTGAAACACGCTTTCACCCATGTGGCGAAGGGGTCGTTTTACGGAGATCAGATCAAACGATCTCAAATTATGCACAAGGTATTCGATAATTACCTCGGTGCATAGGTTATTCAAATAATACGATTTACTCAAGGCTTGAGTAGTCTTGAGTGAATCTTGAGTAAAATTTTCGTTGTAGGTAAGTAGTGTATATATATGTATTTATTAATTATTATTATTATTATTATACTATTATTACCTTACTCTTGACCTCTTGACTACCTCTCCATCTCCTTTTGGGGAATAGCCTTATCCGTTTTTTATACATGGGAGGGTACTCAAGAACTCAAGAATCGGTCAAGAACACGCTTTAACCCTTTAATTTCAACGAGGTACGCCTTGAGTAAACTAGTCAAGAATCGGTCAAGCCTGACCTACCATTCAGTAACGTGTGCATATTGTACGCATGAACGTAAATACATGATGATGCGATCAGAATTTCCACTTGAAGGAATCGAACATATGTGGTGTCCCAAATGTACTAGGACATTTAAGTATGATCGTGGTACTAAAATTGCAACGACACTAGAAGATATACAAATGAAACAGGAGAACTTAATATGATTGATCCACATAATATCACAGACTACAACAGGAACGATTGGGACTTGCAGGAGTTCTTCTTCTTTGCCGTTGCAGTATCAGGGAAGAAATCAGAGACAACAGCAAGGAAGGTACAGAACCTAACAGACCACATTAGTGAAATGCTGGTTGAGAATCCCTATTACGAGAAGCATATACCTGAAACAGGCATCATTCACTATCTCGTAGGCATTAATGATATTCAAAATGCAGGTCTTAACCTACTCAAAGCACACAAGTTTGGGAAGTACAAGCAATGGGAACAGTTCCTTGAGTGGTGGAGTCAAATGCTCAGATACATGGACGGTGCGTGTCTCTCAGACTGGCTCAGGGAAGCATCAGTCCGTGATCTGGAGCAGATACCATCAGTAGGTAAGAAGACAAGTCGATTCTTCAAACTCCATTCTGATCCTGAAGCTGATTGTGTACCATTGGACACACACATCCTGAAGTTTGTGAGGGGTAAGGTAGGGGATATGGGGAGGTACATACCCAAGACCACACCTACCAGCATTCATACATATGCAAACATTGAAGGGATTGCAAAAGTTTACATGGGTAATTACATGGAAGAAAATAAATTACAAACTTTAGCACAGGCAGACTTGGAGATATGGAGGGGTTATGCATCTAACGCATAAGGACTGGCTCAGGGTTCCACAGCTGTTAGAAGCTCTTCGTGGAGTGTGTAATGATTCACCAGATGAAGAATTGGCATATCTGAAGAGATTAGTAGTAGAACAGGGCAGAAAATACCTTGAGGAGAAGAAAAAGGCTTCAGATCGAGCTACAACGCAACAGAATACATCAACAGGTACTTTACCATAGGGGGATAACATGGATGACCAAGAGAATATCAAACAACTCCAGCAAGTCGATAGTCGGACAAGAAAGATAATGCAGATAGGACAACGGTCTGCTTGCGATGGAAGGGCAGAAGAATGGAAACAAATCCGCTCAGACATGGAAGCAGGGTCAGGTGCAACTCAGGTTAATGTCAGTGCAGTTTTTTCTGATAATAAGTCATCAATGGCACTAATTATGCAAGAACTAAAGAAGGAATTACAGATTCAAGGTGATGCAGTTGCAGAGTTTGAAAAGCAGGATTGGGATGACCAACAGGAATATGTAGCACAAGGATGGTGCGAGGGTCTGGAATTTGCAATTAAACTCATTGATAGGCATAATAAGTGACAACCATACTCATAACTGTTATAGCCATTTTACTATCGGTAAACTTTATCTTTGACACATATATACCATGTCCCATTGAGTGGCACAAAGACCTACGTAACCATCAAGAGAGAATGGACAGGTGTATCCTAAAGAGCAGAAACAAACATACAGGATGGGAGTTAAAACCCTAGTATTATTAGGGATTACGTATTCGTACATATCCTTTTTCCATGAATGGAATTTGTTCCTTTCTGGACAGACCTTTCAGATAACAAAATTTTACTGGTAACCATGGCACTAAAGGTAGGACAACTGGAGAAACTAACCAACTCTGAACTCCGGAATGAGTTTATAAAAGACAAGGCAAGTCGCACCAATAATAAACACCAAGATAACCTACGTAAACTGCACGAACAAGCACACCGAGGTAACCATGGAATGGTCAGCAAAAAAAATCCTTAAGAAGATTTTAAGTAGTACTATTTCCCCTCCTAAGAAGAAGAACAGTAAATTCGGTAAGGAGTACTATGCGGAGTGGTATAAGAACAACAAGGTTTCGTGTAGAGAATCACAACTTAAGTATAAATTCGGGATCACATTAGCAGAATATAATGACATGGCAGAGTCTCAAGGTGGCGTATGTGCTATCTGCGGTGGAGTGAATGACACAAGAAGGAAAGGTACTAATAATAATGGAAAGGATGTCAAAATGTCATTGGCAGTAGACCACAACCATAAAACAGGTAAGGTTAGAGGGTTGCTGTGTGGCAAGTGCAATATCAGTCTAGGCAATTTTAAAGATAACCCAGCATTACTCAGGAAGGCAATACGATACTTAGAGAATACAGAGGGGTTCAATGTATAAACCTCTACCTGAAACAGTAGTCGTTAAGGCATCCTCCATACATGGGCATGGACTATTTGCTATAGACAATATTCCATTCGGCACAGAGTTAGGAGTCTCACACGTATTTGCAGTAGGATTCAAGGATAACTACATCCGCACACCGTTAGGAGGTTTTGTTAATCATAGCGATGACCCCAACTGTGGCAAGACACGGAGTCATGATGACTCAACCCTCACATACTTTATTCTACATACCATAAAGAATATAGAGGAAGGCGAGGAACTAACGCTTAACTACACACTATATGACCCACAGGTACACAATAGAAACGATCTTCCACTTTAGTTGTAGTGAGTGCAAGAACTGGTGGTCAGTTGCATTGGTGCATCTATCTGGTATGAGTTACTATCCAGAGGGCAAAGCCTACTGCCCCCATTGCGGAAAGGAATCAATAACAGAAAAGATCAACATGAAATAACAAAGACTTTAGAGGGTGGAAGTTTTAGGTGATAAACGCATTGCTAGTTTTTAAACTCTCATTATGTTATAATATTAACTTAAATCTAAAGGGAGATATGATAGTACGAGTCTACGAGACAGGCAATTTAGACTTAGTAACAGTAGGAGAAATGCTGTGGAACGCAGACAAGCAAGCCAACTTTCATCCACACGCTTCATGGATAGATTCATCCGCATTTAGTTCAGACCAACCCGACATTGAGCCAAGTACACGACATTACAGGGAGTTCCGAGTTAGATGGATCGGGCGAGAGGCAGTCGTTATGTGGTTAACCAGTAACCAACTCCTGTTTGAAATTGTATCCTATAACATTCTTCCAGAGGAGGAGGATGCCCTTCAGCATTCCCTTGAAGCTAATAATGCTCCCCCCAACCACTTAAACTAACATGATACATCCAGATATTAAGTTAAGTCACTCCAGTTCCACATCATTTTGTGCAAAGCAACTATGGTACAAGAAGGTAGGAGGTGAACCGTTCAAGTATAACTTCTACTCAGGTGCAGGTACGATTGTCGATGCAGGTTACGAGGCAGGTCTCAAGAACATCATGACAGGTGTTCAAGGTTCCAGTATACGGAAGGACATGGAACAGAAACTGACTGACATGGAAGACGGCATGGACTACGCTGAGTACGTTAAGCTAACCCAATCTCTGGACACACACGTGAAGGCAGTCGAGGACTACATGGGGTGGATCAACTATAAACCTCTGGAAACACAGCACTTTTTCAACATTATCTTTGACGGTCACACCAGACGAACCACAGGGTACATGGACATTGTTGCCGAGAGGCAAAATTTGCCCCTCATTATAGATGTGAAGCGTCAGAGCAAGCCAGCTAAGAAGGCGAAGCGTGAATGGATTATGCAGGGCGCACTTTATGCATTAGTAATCATGCAGAAGAGGAACCTGACAGAGATACCAGCATTTGAGAACCATCTCATCATACCAGACCAACCTCCTGTCTTCCTGAAAACAGATTTAACATCGGAGGATTTGTTTATGGCCTACAAATTGCTTACTGAACTAAACAGTCGGATTGATAATGACTACTGGCCTTTGAACAGGTCACACGCTCTTTGCTCACCGATGTGGTGCAATGTATATGACAAGTGCCACTACGAGAACTTCGTGAGTGTGGATGAGTTAGTCAAGAGGATTCAATGACAGACCCAAGACTACACAACAGACTACGGATAGTAGAAAAACATCTTGACCTTGCACTAGATCAGATTAAGGAGGAAAACTTTGTCGAAACAAGACATCTCATATACAATGCCTTATCCACCATCGGGCAACTCCAAGAGATCGTGGAATACGCAGAGCAAAAAGCGTTTCGTCTCAGAAGAAGAGAAGACGAGGATCAAGAGGGATAAACAGGTTATGGCAAGGTTCGATGAGCTTGGCTATAAGAAGGGAGACAGCGGTAATCTTCCTTGCTTTTGTGGTAAACTAAATGAGGACACCGCATGGTGGATGTCCAACTGCAAGAGCAGAACTAATCACCTTTTCTGCCCAAGATGTACCCAGCGAGTATTTGAACCAGACATTAAGGAGACACTAGCTAAGTTGCTAGACCTCTGGAAAAAATACAAGTGGCGTATGTGGAAGGAAGGGAAGGTATCAATCAATCAACTATTAAGCAAAGGTAATAATGCTTGAAAAATATAAAAGGGCAGTCGTGAGAAAGCCAGAAAAGCTAGTGATCGAGGGGGAAACAGGTGCAGGTAAGACAACCTTTGCGTGTTCATCCCATACGAAAAAGGAACCAGTCTTTGTTATCAACGCAGATGACGGTGGGGAGAATGTATTCCACAAGACAGGTATTAACCTCATCCATGACTGTATTCCTACAGGTGATGTCAAAGAGAACGCAGAGAAGTGGGATCAGTTAATGGAAACACTCCGTGAGATAGCTGGGGAGAAGTCTGGCATCAAGCGGATCATCATCGACTCTGTTGACAAAGTGGAAATTTTAGCTCAGGCTAAGGTGTGTTCACTCCACAAGCTCTCGCACATCGAGGATATGGGATATGGTAAAGGATTTTCATATGCACGTGGCGAAATGGCTAAGCTCTTGAGTGGTCTTAACTATCTGCGAGACACTCAGGACATCCAACCCATCCTCGTCTGCCACACGCAGGTCAGGACAATTAATAAGCCTACGATGGAGCCATACGACTCTTTCGTCCTTAAGCTCCACCGCTCCCTGTGTGGAGATGTGATGGAATGGGCGGATGTAATTTTATTTGTGGCGTTTGAAACTATTGTTAAGAAGATCGACACAGGATTTAACAGGAAAGATAGCAGGGCAATGCAGTCAGGCAAACGCTTCCTGTACACAAGTGGTTCTATGGGTGTAGATGCCAAGAACCGATTCGATTTACCAGCCGAAATTCCAGCAGATTGGGATGAGTACCAGAAGTTAATCACTAACTTTTGGGATGGCACCTCAACTAAAACTCCGAAAACTCAGACACAAGGATAATGTATGGAAAACTCTGAATTAGCATTCTCTATTGAGGATGTACAGCAAACACTAGAGACAGAAACCAAGCGTGAACGTATAGAAGTTCCTGCTGGGGAGTACGTCTGTGAAATCAAGGCACCTCTACCAGATGTCCGTCAGGATGCTAAGGGGCATAACAAACTCTTGATGCCTATAGAAATCTCAGGTAACGAAGCTCTGGATGGGCAATGGATATTTGAGGCTATCTATATGAACAACCAGCACGATGATGCTGGCAAGGTCAAGGACGGCATAGGCAAACGTAAGGTTGCACGTTATGCCCATGCGCTTGGTCTTAAGACTCTCACTAGCCTTAGCGAGTTAGAGGGTAAGTACGTTAAGGTAGACTACGGCCCCAATAAGAACGGTTATAATGAAGTGCGTGAGGTCTCAGCATTCTCTGTTGATGCATCTCCAATTTCTTCAATTCTCTCCCCTCCTGTAAAGGAAGAATCGGGGGCTGGCATACCGTTCTAAGAAGGTAGGGGTCAACCGTTGAAAAGATACGCTCTGTCCTCTACTCAAGGCGGTCTGGTTACTCTCCTGTTGCCAGACCGTTCCCATCAGATCGAAACAATCCTAGAATACAAAACCAAAGACAAATATAAAGGTTGGATAGTCCGAATACGCAACCTGAAACATCATTGAAATAATGACCGGAATCACACCTATACAGATAGAGATGGCTTACTACGATGCTATCCTACCGTGGCCTGTATCAGTCAATGCCTTGTACAAGGTCAGGGGGAAGGGGTTATACATTTCTGCTAAAGGCAAGGCATTTAAGAATGCGTGTGGTATTATTTTTGCAGGTACTAAGATGGTATATGAGACAGAAAGAGTCTGGTTAGACATAGAGGTTTATCCACCAGACAATCGGAGACGAGACATCTCCAATCTCATTAAGATAGTAGAAGATGCACTACCGTGGTTCAAGGATGACTCACAGGTAGACAAGATTAAAATAATCAGATGCGAGAAAGATTCTCGTAAAAAGGGGTACATCATAGTTAAATGTGGGGCATTAAATGGAACAGATAAAACATGAGTATAAGGATGGTT